GGTGATTGTTCCGTCAGCAAGTTTTATGGTTGCGCCGGTCGGGATAATCAGATGAACGTTCGACTTATCAATCTGTATGGATAGGTTGCCGCCTGCGCTTCCGGCCAAATATAAACCCTCACTAATTACTACCGTTCCTCCGCTGGCCGGGAGTGCGTCTAGCGCTGCCTGTATTTCAACTTCATCGTGTGTACCATCGCAAATATAATCAGCCTGTGCTTTTGCAAGTGCGGAAGCATTGGAAGCCGCAACTATAAAGGTTACAACCCTCGGAATAGAATGCACATCGGTATGTGCAACATGCGCATCGATTAATGTTTGTAACGCGGACGGGGTGACCGGCGAAATGGGCACAGTCAACAGGGTTTGCAGGTCGGTTGCCGGCCCGGCAGCCAGGTACACATCCTGCGCAAATCCATCGACCAGCGTGATCCGATAGTGCACCGTGCCGGTGGATGGCACAGCCAGGTCAACTGTAAAATAACCCGTGATTGCATTCGGCGTCACTGCGATTTCAGAGCGCGGATAGGTCACCCCGCCCGACACGAGGACATCCATCAACCTGAAGGTCAATGGCGAGCCGGGAAAGGCGGTCAGATCAGCTTCCAGTACGGTTCCGGTTATGGTGCGTGTGGTCATATTTGCTCCCTAAAGAGCTCCCTTTTCGACGAATACCTTCTTCATCTCGGCCTTGGCCTTGCTCATATCGTGGTCCAGCGTCGGCCTGATGTAGGACTGCGCCGGCGTGTTCGCCGAGCCATATTCCTGCACGTTGCCATAACGAGCAGTATTGGCATCGGCCGTGGGCGGGATCCCGACTTCCACGTAATGGAAATTGCCATCCTGGTGAGGTCCGTCGACCACCAGGTGCTGCTCCAGGTTGTGGGTGTCCTTCGGCACGCGCCGGTCCATCCCGGCCAGCAGGACCTCTCCGCCGGCGAGCAGGGCTTCGTCCGCAATGGCGTCGATGTTCTGGCCCGCTTTGGCCAGCACTTCCAAATATTCAGAAAATCCAGAAGTTGTCAAACGAGTTTTAACCGACATCGACTATCCTCCGGTTTTGTGATATAATACTTTTGTCGAAGGAAGCAAGGCTGTTTTTTATTCGCCCGTAGAGCGCCGTTATCTGGCGCGGTAAACAGCCCTTCCTTCGACAAGAATGGCGAACCGCCTCGGATAACGGCGCTTTGCGTTTAATCACAGGGCGAGGTGTCGTGTGGCAAGGCGGGGTTTGGTAAGCTCGGGTTCGGTCAGGTATGACATAGTATGGAATAGTGAGGCTGGGTTGGATATAGATATAATTCATCCCGGCCTCATTTTTCTTACTCGTAATTCCAAATATTCGTTTTTCATTCGGATATTATCAATCGATGTAATTTCATAAAGTTCAGTATTCAGCAAAACGCCACAGGTTTCATCAATATCGTTTCTAAATCTTATTAATACCGTTGCGCTTCGTTCTGCCTCAATAGTTGAACTACTGAAAATTTCAGGCCCATGCGCGCTAATCCATCGTCCCCACACCGTGGCGATCGTGGACCAGGTGGGCGTCTCGAAGCCGCCCGCATCCTCGCTTACCGTGCGCGCTTGCAGAGTGATCCTGGTCCTCATCTCGCCCGGGTTGGTAACTTTTCCGTTCAGTTCCATGTTTGCGCGCAAACGTGCTACTGCCCGTCAACGTCAGGCAGTGACGAATGCAATCTCCTTATACAGCGTCTGTCCATAAATATCTACAGCATAGTCGATTACGATGGTGTAGCTCGAGGCAGCAGCCAGGTTATTCGTCGGATTGACCGTCATGATCTTGCCAGTCACATCCAGCGTATTGGTTGAAGCAACTGTATTCAGGTTGGCGTCTTCCAGGGTTACCAGAGAGGTGGCGCCGGCGTCCATCGCGCGGCTGAAAACCAGTACAAAGCTGGCGTCCACCGCCATATAGCCGCTGATATTCGTCGTAACGATTGCAAGGGGAATATCCGGCGTGCCAGCCGTTCCGAGCTTCAGCGCCAGGGCCTCGAGCTGCGTCAGCACCGCAGCCAGGCCATAACCCAGCGCGCCGCCGGCTGCCATTCCACCGGGATCCTCGTGCCAGCGCACCAGCAGCATGCGCGCCGCCGACTTGGCCTCCGGACGGACCGGGCTGTCCGCCGTCCAATTGCGCCCGGTGGCGAATTGAATATACCCATCCACCAGCGGCAACAGATCCAACATGCCCAAGTCGTTCACTTCACAACGCAGGACCGTAGACGCCTCGAGCTCGGTCAGGATACTAGCCATGCTGCACCGCCATTACGGGCTGAGCTTTATCCAGCATACCTTCTCGCCGTTCACGCTGGAGTCGACATAAATCTGGTTTAGGTTGGTTACATTACCCAGAGCGACAACCTCTCCGGCGCTCAACTGAAAACCGGTCGAGCTGGATACGGCATTCGATCCGTCGTTTCCAACATACATAAGTCCGGTATTGCCTGCAAGCGCCTTGATCTGGAATAAAGAACCGGACACGCTGGGTCCCTGGACTTCCGTCCCAGCCGTCGTTACTGTGATTTGGCCCGAACATTCTAATCCCATCTTGACCTCCTAGCCCTGCCCACCCTGGGCTGTTATTTGTTTCACTGCCCGAGCTCCGCCCAGGGCGGTTACGACCTTGTCGTATTCCGTCATGTAGAGAATATTCTCGTGGAAGATGCCCAGCTTGGCGCCGGTGTCATAGGCAAACCGGCCTTTCTCCTGTAGAAAAGTCCGCAGCTGGTTCAGCGCCTCCAGCCGGCCGGTCTGCTTCCAGACGTTCCACACATATTCACACTTTCCACCGGCGTGGTGCATACTCTCGCGCGACTTTTCTCCATCCCTCTGTGCCCTGGCTGAGGTTTGCTCGAATTGCTGGCGTGAGATCGGATTGGTGCGTTGGCTGTAATCCTCCGCCTGGCCCATTGCCCCGGCGGCTTCGCCGGCTGCCAGCGCGGCCAGCTGCAACTCAAGGGACAGATCGCCAACTCGCTTGAAGTTAGACTCCAGCATCGCCTGATCGATCCGGTTCTTGAGCTTTGCCAGTGCATTCTCGTTATTTTTCCAGGCCTTCTCATGCTCGATAAAGCGCGTCTCGAAAAAGGACTTATCCAGCTGCGCTTCGCCTTCGAAGCCATATAGCGGCTGGTTTAGGAACTCCGATTCCCAACAATGCAGCCCCAGGTTTATGCCGCGCCCATGCGCAAACCCGATCCAGAAAGCGTAATTGTTTGCCTGGTAAGCATATTCCGTGCTCGAAATCAGCTCGCTCCCATACAGTCCGATATCCGTATAGCCCAGGTAGATGGCCAGGGCCAACGCTTCAGCCGGGCTGGAGCGCAGGTAGCGATAAGGGATCATCGACAGGATATCCTCGAGCGGATATTCGACCGCGTTGGGAACCCTGGGATCAGCAGAAATCATAAAGATCCGCTTGCGCCCGTGCTGCCCGGATCCGTGATCTTGCTGCAACCAGCTCCAATGTTCTTTGTTTACCCAATTATCAGGACTGGTATAGACTTCTGGCTTATGCAGCTGCAAGCTGGCATCCCAACGCGGGAACTTCTCCGGCTTCTGGGGAGCTTCGTTGAACAGCCAGATCTCGACGCGTTGATCGTCCCAAGGGACCAGCTCACGTCCCTTGGGAGAGCTGCCTACAATGGCCAGGGGAGGACGGGTGGAGATGTCTTTCCGCCCGCCGTTTCCCCTGGCTATCAGATCAATTTGTTCCATCGCTATACAGAGGCCGAAGCCGTAGCGACGGTCATGGTTGCTTGCTTGTAGGCCGCATCCAGGAAGGCCGTGATGGCCACCAGGCAGGCAGTCATATCCGGGGTATCGGTGAGCACCAGGCGCACGTAGCGCGCATCGGCGAACTGCTCCTCGACATACCGCGGATCGATCTCGATCCACAACGACTTGCCATCGTCGTTGGCCGGGTCCATCGAGACACCGGTGGTCGTCGCCGAGGTGATCGTACCCCAGGCATTGGCGCCCACCGCGCTGGATAGCCGGTAGTTGAAGGCGATTGCAGCCTCTGTCCCGGCCGGATCGGTAGCCGCTTCCATGGTTACAATTTCACGATCGGTGGTGGTCGCGCTGGTGATCAACCCAAAATTGACCAGGAAGCCGCCACCGTTGGCAAGCTTCAGGTCCACATAGGGGGTGGTCGTGACCGTGCTAGCGATATCCACCGGGGCCAGCAGCGGGATTACATTGTCGTACTCAACATATGGATTCATCTCAAGTTCTCCTTAAACTGAAGTCGATAGTCGACGGATCGATCTCGATCCACAACCGCTCTTACGTGCTGGCGGAGGTCAGGCACACAAACGGCGATTGAGTCGCCGAGCCATGCAGCGGGGTTAGCGCCGAATTCCACAGGGACTTGCCGTCGATCCGGTAGGTAAAGCGGAATACCTGCTCGTTGGCCAGGAAGGCCACATGGATCGAGCTCATTTCCTGCACGTCGCCCTTGTTGATCGTCTGGTAATTCGAGAGCGATGCCAGCATGATATCGCCGGTCGTGCCCATGGTAGCCGCATACTCAACCTCGAGCACCGGCTTGCCTTTTATGCGCATGACACCATCCGGGCCGTAATCGACGAAACGCAACGGTATTTCAGTCGAGCTGGCTAACACCAGCTGGTCCAATTGCGGAGTCACGTCATTGTTACACAGCCAGACGTAATCCTGGAAGCCGGGCCAGCGCCGCGCCCACATATTCACAACATCCGCGAACTGGACCTTGTTGGCATCCGTCCGCAGCGCGGAGATCAGGCAGGGGCTGTTCATGATCCCCAACGGCTTACCGACGCCGGTGCCCTCGTAGATCGCATCTTCGGCATAGAAGCGCAGCACGTCGGGAACGGTGCGCCCAATCCAGGCTGCCAGGTTGACCGTATCGCTGAGCTGCTCGTCGGTGGCCCAGACAGCGGCCGCCACGCTCCGCAGCTTCAGGTCAACCTCGTAGAACTTTGGCTTGCTGGGAGTAATCGTGCCTGCTTCCCCAATCCAGTAACCAACGATGCCGCCATACAGCGAGGTTGCGCGCGTGGATTCGTCGACGCCGTTATATAGGGCGCCGTTGAAGTTTGCACCGATCGGATCGGCAGCCACCCGGGAGAGGAGCTGACCGGTGTTGTACATCCGCTGGATCATGGTGTCGTTCACCTGCTTCTGAAGCAGGTAACCACCCTCAGCGGGAACACCCTCGGATAATCCGGTCGCATCCTTGTATTTCAAGGAACGCAGGCGCGGGTCTTCCCTTCCCGGATACTGGCCAACGACTTTCACCGCCTTGAAGAACTCGCCGGGATTGGCGAACGGCTGGTCAGCTTCATCCATGGTGACTTGCAGATTGCCATCAGCGGGCATAAACCGTTGCGCCGGATCGGGTCCGCCGGAAGTGGCATTGAGCATGCTCAGATAGAGCTGGTGGGCGCCCTGGGCCTGGGCCTTGGCGGCATCCAGATCCGGACGTAAGGCAAGCGCCTGGTCGGTCTCGTTGGCCTCGAAGTGCTTGTCGATCTGCGCGGCGATCTCTGATACCCGCGCCTCGGCTGCGTTGGCAGCGTCCAAATATCTCTTCAGGTTCATTTAGGTCCTCCTACTATAAAGTTTGACTTCGGCGCGGAGACGTTCCGCCGCCGCATGGTTAACCGGCTCTGCTTGCGGCGGCGCATATGCACGCAGGGCAGCCGGGACGTTCATGAAATTACGCAGCGCATTGACAAACGCTGCACTCTGGACCGGGTCTTGACTTGGTATCGACTTGGCTTCCCCCTGGACGATCTCGTCGATGAAGCCCAGGTCCAGCGCCTTTTGCGCATCCATCCAGCTCTCGTCGGTCATCATCTTGGACAGGCGCGGCCGGGAAAGTCCGGTCTTTAATGCATACGTATTCATGATCCCTTCTTTGACAACCTGGAGGCTGTCGGCCATGCGCGTCAGGTCTTCGATGTTCAGCGCGGCCATAAAAAAGACCACCAGGGGATCATGGATCATAAAGTAGCTGGTATCCTGCATCTTGACCACGTCGCCGGCCACCGCCACCACCGTCGCAGCCGAGGCGGCTATGCCGTCGATCTGGACCGTCACCCGGCCAGGATAGTCTCGAATGATGGTGCTCATCAGGCTGGCTGCGATCACGTCGCCGCCGTAGCTGTTCATTCGGATGGTGATAGGACCGCCCTGGCCGTATTTTGCGAGGTCTTTCTTGAACATTTTCGGAGTAACGTCATCCTCGAACCAGCTGTATTCGCTGATGTAGCCATACAGCTCCAGCTCCGGCTCTTCGCCGTCCGCCACGTTGCGGAAGGTCCAGAATGGCTCGTGAGGTTTGGCATTGCCTTCGAAGCATCGGACCGGCTCCTTGCGCGCCTGCCGTCGCTTTGGTGATTGATCTTCAGAGGTGCTTTCCTCCAAAGTGGTGACAACAGTTAGGCCATCCGTTCTAATTTCCGTCAGCATGTTTACCTCTTTTCCGCGTCCCCTTGACAGGGACCCGCTCCTTCTTGCATTGATTGCAAAGAATGAATTCATCGCCCTGGGCTCCGGAGGCTTTCTGTACGATCGTCCAGCCCTCAGTCTGGGCTAGTTTCTTTTCGACTTCCCGTTGACATTTGATACATTTAACCGTTGCCACTTTGATTACCTCCTGCCGACTCGATGGTCGTCATATTGGCGGGAATATAATGTTGATCGCCGCCTTTATAGGCCGGCATATCCTCGATCTGCCGCCCCTCATTGGGCGTGAGCTGGCCTGAGAAGATACGCTTTTCGATCATTTCGGATCTCGTCTTGGCGTCTGTGCGCAGCAGGGCGTCTCGATTGAAGCGGAAATACATAAAGTTCTGCTCTTCTTCAGTCAGCCATTTGAGCGCAGCGGCCTGCTCCCATTGCACCAGGTATGGATCCATAGTCGTATTCAGGTAATCCAGGTTCTGCTGCTCGTTCGATTGGTAGCTCTGCTTGCCCTGGTTGAGCTTATACAGCGGGACTCCAAAGAAATTGGCGATCTCCGTGTCATTTTCCAGGATGCTCTCCAGGAATTGCGCGTCGACCGGTTTCAGGGTGATCGCCTCGAACTTGGTCACCTTCGGATCGAAGATGGCAATACCCGATTCTTGCAAGGCCTCCTCATAGGTCTGCCGGACCTTCTTGCGCGCCTCTTTGTCCAGATCGCCGGCCATCCAGGCAATACCACTTGGGTTGAGCCCCTTCCCGGCAATCTTATTTTGAGTGGCGTAATTCGCCATCTGCCGGCCCAGCGTCTCGCGGGCATAGGTGATCACGCCCCGTCCGGTCACCCCATCTTCCGAGTTGAGCAATAATGGCAGGACTTCCGTCTCTGGATAGCGCGCCGGCTCCTTGCCTGATATCCTGACTTCATACCAAAGGTTGCCTTGCATATCGAATAATGGCTGCGTGGCGTTGTTGGGCAGGATAAAAAATTCACGCCGTCTCCCGGCCTGGCGCGGTGGCTCCCAGATGTAAGCCGATCCGCGAGTTACCAGCCACATGACCACCAATTTCTTGAAGACGAACGGGGTCATCCAGCGGTTTGGACTCAATTCGAGCAACCAGGCAATATTCTCCAGGCGGTTGGATGGCCTCAACCGCTCGATCTGGCCAGGGGCGCGGCTCATGAATGTTTGCAAAGGCAGTTTGGCGATATCGTCACTCAGAATATTGATGCAGCGATAAGCCGTGGCAATGTTACGGCTGGTCTCGGGCGTCACGTGTTGCCGGCTGAGGGTTGGTAGGTCGAGGTAATCGACGCCCTTCATGAAGTCTTCCGGGCTCATATCCGTGGCCTTATTTTTAAATCGTTGAAAGAACTGCGAGATAATATTCGCCATTACATACCCCAATCCTTATCCAGGACAGCTGCGCTTAAATCCACATTGCCCTTGTAGAAGCGCGCTCGCGCCATGCCGTTGATCCAGGCTGCCGTAAGATCGATGCGCTTGGTCCGCACCACCGATTTGCCTTTGTGCTCTTTGACGAACTTGATAAAGCCCTGGCCGTTCGTGGCGATCGACGTGTTGCCAAAACACCAGCGCGCCACCGGGCTGGCCTCGTGGGTCATTTTGCCTTCTTTCAGCAATACCTCGGTCTGGTTGAGTGGGTCGGTCAGGCTGACGAACGTTTGCGGCACGTCCACACAAGTAATCCCGGCCTGCTCCAGGCGCTGGATCAGCATGGTGGCGAATGCCCGGTCGGCGTCCAACTCGATCACTTTGAAGAACTTCGCCATCTCCAGGATCGCCGCTTCGATCTTGGTGTAATCCACCACGTTGCCCTCGGTCGGTGTGATCCATTTGCCGGCTGCCCATTGGTCGTAAGGCACGTGGTCCTTGGCGATCCGCTCCTTCATGTTCTCTTCCGGGATCCAGCAATCCCAGATCACACGCCAATCGAGCTGCGTGCCCTGGGGTGGAAAGATGGCAGCCAGCGCGGATAGGTCGGTGGTCGTGGAAAGGTCCAGGCCCAGGTAACATTCTTTATCCATCAGATCGGCCCTGGTCCAGGCGCCCACGGTGCTATCAAAAAGGTCAATCGGCTGCCAGGTGGTCAGCTTGGTAGTAATCCACTGGTTGAGATCGAGCCAACGGAACAAGCGCTCATTGGCCGGCTTATTCTTAGCTGTCTGGGCCGTCTCTCGCATCGAATCGATAGACTTTACTGGTCCCAGGCTCGGATTTGCCTTATGCCAATTTTCCTCGTTATAAATATCGTCGCCATCGTAGTGATATATCACCACATACCAGGTTGGGTCGATTTTCTCGCCCGACAGGACCTGCATGGCATAATCGTGCTGTTCCCAGCCAATGGACACCCGGTCTGGATCGTCTCCCGCTGTCGTAATAATCCACCAAATTGGCTGCCTGCGCGCTGCGCCTGCTTCGAAGGTCATCACGTCCCATAGATCGCGGTTAGGCTGCGCATGCAGCTCATCGAAAATGCAGGCGCTGGTTTTGAAGCCATGCTTGGTAAAGGCTTCGGCGCTCAACACCTCGTACACCGATCCATATTTCATATCGGCGATGGTCTTTAGCGAATCGGTGACCTTGGCTCTTTTATCAAGTGTAGGAACTAAGTAGATCATCTTTTTGGCGACCTCGTAAACGATCTTGGCTTGTTTCCTATCCGCCGCACAGCCGTAGATTTCGCCGTTGCGCTCGCCATCAGCGAATAAATGATATAGTGCTGCTCCAGCAGCCAATTCGCTTTTGCCATTCTTCTTCGGGATCTCGATATAGACATACTTATATTGCCGGGTGCCATCATCTTTCAGCGTGCCATACACATCCCGAATGATCTGCCTTTCCCAATCAAGCAAGATAAATGGTCGGTTGTAGAACTGGCCATCCGTATGCTTCAGGCTCTCGAAGAACTTGACCGCCCGCTGGGCGCGCGCTTCACTGAACATGGTAATCACCAACACGATCACCATGAGACAGATAAGCAGGATCACCAAATACTTTCTCATCCGGCATGGCCCTGATCACCATTCATAAAGTCGCTCACGTCGTCGAGCAACTGCTCGAGCTCATCCGGCGGATCTTCTTTCTCTTTCTTGGCCGGCGCGGTGCCTGCGCGGGCGCGCGGCGTCAGGTACAGGCTCTGGCGCATCTTGAACATCAGGTCTCGCTTGCGGTCTACGCGCCCATCGATTCGAAGGATGCTATCGAATGCATCAGTAACTTTGATCGCCATCACTAGGGCCTCGTCCGGTTTCTGCTCCTTGAGCAGTTCCAGGCGTCGCGCGTCAAGCTGCTCCCAGATCTCGGTAGCCGATTTACGCATGGCGTCCAGCTCGGCAACCTGCTCAGCCAGCAAGCAATAATCCAGCAGCAGGTCCAGGTCCAGCCGGGTCACGATCTCCGCCTCCAGCTCGCCGTAAATGCGCATCAGTCGGCGCCAGGCGATCTCCGCAAATTTATGTCCGGCCAGCTGCGCGGGCGCCTGCGCGGGCAATGCGCGCCCGGGCCGCAGCGCGGTCTCGTTTGCTGCGCGGCGAGCGAGTTCGGCGGCGGTTTCGTGACGTTGGATCAGTCCTGCGGGCTTCCTGGCTGGCATCTTTTTACCCGAATTCCTCACATTGGGAACTTTTTTCGCGTTGCTG